AAACAAAGGAAGAAAAGAGTCTGAGGTTTTTAACGCAGCAAAAAATCAAGAGTTAATTAAACAGACAAAAAAATATGCACCTCAGAATAAAGTGTTGCAAGAGTCAGCAAAAGAAGGATATGTTGTAACTCCATCAAAAGTTAAAAATGCTTCTAAAAAAGATTTAGCATCTGAATCAGCTGGTGGTAAATATGTAACAGAAGAAGTAGCAAGATTTAAAAATCAACAAGTTACTGATGGATTAGTAAGAAAGTATTTAGGACTTGCTGATGATGCTGCTTTAGATCAAAATACTTTAAATGTTGTTAGAAAAAAACATGGAAAAGCATATGAGTCTATTGAAAAACTAAAAGGTAAAGTTGATGTAAAAACTACTGGCACAGGTGGCTTATACAATAAACCACAAACAACAAAAACTATTATTCATAGAGATGGTAAAAACATTTTAGATGATATTAAAATTGCCAGAGATGCTGAAAGAGAGTTGTGGAAAAACTATAGATTTGGCCCAAATGCTGGAAAAAAACAACAGTTAGATGAAGCGAGAAAAATGAGCGATGAGGTAATACAACTAGAAAAAGAACTAGATGGATTACTTGCATATCATAAAAAACCTGAGTTAGCTAAAAAACTAAAACAAGCAAGACAAGACATTGCTAAAGTATATTTAGTTGATGATGCAATGACTGCAACAGGTAATATTGATGCTAGAAGATTTAGTCAAGCATTAAAGAAAAAATACATGACTGGAGAAGCAAAGAAAATTGCTAAGTTTGCAGATCAATATCCTGATTTAGCTAAAGTTCCTAAAAGTCAAACACTTAAAGATGTTACAAAGCCAGAAATGGCATTTATATTAGCTGAGATAGGTGCTGGTAATTTTAAAACAGCTGCAGCTGCTTTACTTAATCCTTTAACTAAAAGTAGATTGTTTACAAAAGGGGCTCAAGAAAGAATTATTAATTCTCAACTGAATCCTACAAATTTTCAAGGTTCAATGCTATTAGCACCTCCGACTAAAAAACAATATGCAGCTGAAGGTTTAGGATTAGCATCATTATTAGATCCATATTTTAACCGATGACATGGCACGAATTAACTTTACCTCCAATCAACTTATACAACGCACCAAAAAGAAAGGACTCTAGTGGAACAAGTACAAGAAAAAGTAGCAGTACATTCTGCTGAAATAAATCATATGAAAAAAGACATAGACCATATTATGAATAAGGTAGATAAAATGGATAAATCTATTGATGATATTAAAAGCACACTAGATGAATTTAGAGGTGGCAAAAGGGCTGCTATGTGGTTTTTTAGTACAATAGCTGCTGTTATTGCATTTATTGTTGGTCATTGGATGGACAAATGAAAAATATACTTGAAATACTAAATGACATTGCATTTATACTTTTTAGATTAATATGTGTTCCTATTTTATTTTTTATATTTTATACATTAGGATTATTTCATATTGTTCTTAATAAATGTGTAGATAAAGTTGTGAAAGCTACAGAGTTTTTTATTAAAGACGATGACAGTAACTGAAGATATTCTTCAGACAACTTATGAATATTTGGTGCAGATAAAGCCATTTAACAAATGGAACTTGCCATCATCTCGCAAAGTAGAATTTGCAGTCATCAATGATAAAGAGGTTATGGGATTGTATGAGCCTGAGCCTCATTGCATTTCTATCTCTAAAGCTAGACACGATCATCTGGATACTGTTCTCAAAACAATGGCTCACGAAATGTGTCACCTTAAACTGTATTTAGATGGTAAACAATACGAGCTACACAACAAAGATTTTAATAAACTATCCAAGCAAGTAGCTAAAGAGTTTGGATTTGACTATAAGGAACTATAATGGTTTGGACAGCATTAATTGGCCCAGTAACATCAATACTCGATAAGTTTATAGAAGATAAAGATCAGAAGAATAAACTAGCTCATGAGATAGCCACAATGGCAGAAAAGCAAGCTCATGAAGCTAATATGATGCAAGCAGAAACAAATAAAGAAGAAGCACAGCACAGAAGCGTATGGGTAGCTGGGTGGAGACCATTCGTAGGATGGGTTTGTGGAATAGCTTTAGCTTGGCATTTTGTACTATCACCAGTTATAATATTCATAGCAGCTTGGTTTAATATTGTATTGCCTGCATTACCTCAATTTGATATGGGATCTTTAATGACTGTATTAATGGGAATGTTAGGTCTAGGAGGTTTGAGGAGCTTTGAAAAGGCTAAAGGATTAACTAAATGAATCTTACCAAACACTTTACGCTTGAAGAGCTAGTCAACTCTGAAACAGCCACTCGACTTGGTATTGATAATACTCCTACAGTTGAAATCATTGATAATTTAACATTTTTAGCAAAAGAATTAGAATATGTCAGAGATATACTTAACGCTCCTATGCTTATTAGTAGTGGTTACCGCAGTTATGTTCTTAACGATCATTTGGGAAGCAAGCGAACTTCTAGTCACTGCAAAGGGTTGGCGGTTGACTTTATTAGTCCTAGTTTCGGCAATCCCCATAGTGTTGTTGAAGCTATAGTATTGGCAAATATTAACTACGACCAAGTCTGCCTTGAATTTGATAAGTGGGTGCATTTATCATTTCATCCTACAGAGCCTCGTAAACAGGCATTAATCATTGATAAGAAAGGGACACGACCCTTTGAAAATATTACTTCTTGATATAGAAACATCTCCTAATACAGCTCATGTTTGGGGATTATATAACCAGAATGTAAGTTTAAATCAACTTATGGAATCCAGTTATGTCATGTGCTGGGCTGCTAAATGGTTAGGCGATAAAGATGTTTACTTTAGTTCTATGATGGAAACATCTCACAAAAAGATGGTAAAAGAAATCTATAAACTATTAGATGAAGCTGATGCGGTGATTCATTACAATGGCACAAAGTTCGATATACCTACTTTAAATAAAGAGTTTTTATTATTAGGACTAACTCCACCATCACCTTACAGAGAGATAGACCTATTAAGAACTAGCCGTAGTAAGTTTAAATTCCCTAGTAATAAACTTGACTATGTTGCTCAGGCATTAGGCTTAGGTGAAAAGGTTAAACATATTGGTCATGAACTGTGGATACGGTGCATGAACAAAGATAAACAGGCTTGGGATATGATGAAGAAGTATAATATCCAAGATGTTGTATTGTTGGAAAAGGTCTATGAAAAGATGTTATCTTGGATTAGAAACCATCCAAACCACAATGGGTTCACAGAGGGTGTTGTATGTCCTAACTGTGGTAGTAGCAGTTTACAGAAAAGAGGTTTTTCTTGCAATACAAATACCGTTTATCAGAGACTTCGTTGCAACTCTTGCGGAAAATGGTCGAGGAGCAACAAAAAGATTCCACAGATGAAAAAGTTACAATCCGCCATCAGCATTTAGGGAGAATTATGGATATTGATAGAATAGCAGAGGTTATGACAGGTAAGATTATAGAGGAAGTTGCCATTACTTATGGTGAAGACACTATGACTATCTTCTTGTCTGACGGCTCGTCTATCGAAATAGTAATAGATTCTATCTATGCAGACATTCCAGAGTTAGATGATTAGTGGTAAAGTCTAATAAAAATAGAAAACAATATAAAGTAATGGAAACCCATTACACAAAGGCTGGTTATCTTAATCAGGATAGATGTGTGTATTGTGGGGACATACCTGTTGATGTTGACCATGTTCCACCTATATCATGGGCATATGCGTTAGGATATAAACATATGTTAGAAGAGCATAGTGCTCCATTTTTAAAAGTTCCATCTTGCTCTGAATGTAATCAAAAAATATTAAATGACAAAAAACTATTTACATTAAAAGAGCGTAAACAATATGTTGCCGCATCTCTTCGTGAAAACTATAGAAAGTTAAGAGAAAACCCATCTTGGACTATAGATGACATATCAGAGATGGATGGTAGATTAAGAGAGTATGTAGAAAATATGGCTAATTACAGATTACATATTGAAAAAAGAATAGATTGGTCAGAATCAGATTTAAATATTGCATATAAGTATGAGTAAAAGAACTATTACTTTACCAGACGGAAAAGAAACAGATAATTACAGCAAAGAATACCAAAGATACTGTGAAGCATTAAACCTCTCTAAAAAGCCTCTATGGAAACGGCAGGAGTGGTTAAATAAGCTAACAGATGAAGAGAGGGTAGAACAGTTAAAATACTGGTTAAATTTAATCTGGAAGCAGTAGTTGGGACTTAAACTCATCTATAGTATTAGATTGCACTAAATACTTATTCTCTAGTTCATACAAATCACATTTAGTAATGAGCTTACTACCATCTGACCTAGTTCTTTCTTGACCTGTGCCAAAGAACTTTGCTTTATCAATAAACTCATTTTTATCTATCCATCCACATATAGTCAATACTTTATCTGTTTTATGTAGACTGCAAAATACATACCTATCCACTTCATACTTTGCCTGCATGCCTATTAGATTATTTACATAATAGTCTTTAGGATACGATGTTCTCCCCATTGTCTTAACATCATAAGTCTTGCCATTTAATACAAAATCTATTCCGTTATCAAACCCACCACTAAAGTCACTGTGTAAGTTTAGTATATTACATATCATGTATTGACCTACAACTCCAATTCTTTGTTCTTTGAACCCTCCATCTGCATAACCACGATTACCCAAACTGTAACGCTTAACAATATCATAACTATATCTTGCTACTTCATCTGATATAGGTATGTTAATTATGCTCCTACCCTCCTGCCTACAATGGTGAGTAGATTATCTATAGCTATTTGTA